ACAGCTGCTGCGGCAAGTAAAAAATCTCAGTAAAATATAAGTATGCGCGTCAAAATTATTCGTAGCCCTAACCCTAAAAAGAAGTTCAGGGCTGTCTTAGAAGACGGCAGGACTGTTGACTTTGGTGCCAGTGGGTATTCCGACTACACCAAACACAAGAATCCTTCACGTATGCGTTCCTATGTGTTGCGTCATGGGGGTCATGTACCCAGACAAACCATAGAAGAACGAGATCCCAAGAAGATCCAAACAAAAATGTTAAATGTCGATCGGAGCGACAAAGAGAATTGGAAGATGAGTGGTATCAGCGGGGCCGGTTTTTGGTCCCGTTGGTACCTCTGGAGTTTTCCTACGTTTCAGGGTGTTGAGAAGTTCATGAAGAAACGTTTTGGGATTAATTTAGTTTGAATTCAAAGTCCGTCTTTTCAAAATCTTCGTCTGATGTTAGACACAGTTTTATTCCTTCGTCCATATCACCTTTAGTAAAGTTATCATCTAATCCAATCTCTTCTTCAAATACTTCATTTTTACGTTTTGAACCACTGAGTGTAAAAATGTCATCTGGATATTTCTTGAAAATGGGTTGATATTTGTTTTCCTCTATACTACCAAATATTTCCTTTACTTTATCACATATCCCACCGTGTGCGCCAGCGCGAAGGTTCTCTGCACCAATCTTAAGTATTCTCACTAATTCGAGTTTTTGTTCATCATTTAAATCCATAACGTTCTCTTTCTCAGCCTCATCCACAGCTTTTTTCTTATATTCTTTGTCGTCTTCTTTGTATGTTTTCAAACCTTTCACGATATCTGCCATTTCAGAAATTTTTACGGTTTTAATAAAATGAGGTTTGGTTCCTGAGATAAACCCACCAAACCAGCCTCCTGCAGCAGATAAAGAAGAACAACAGCAAAGTCCTACGACAGCAGCAATGGCGGCCATATTATAATGTATATAGATTATAATATGGCTGAGATAGCCTTAATGGTTTGTGCCATGTCATCCCTACTCGGTTCAGTTGGGGGTGGATTTTACATGTTCAAACAAGAACAGGATAGGAAAAGAATAAAAGATATTGAAGACAATGTTGGGAATGCAGCTGCTCTTACGGTTTATCCGGAGTGTGATTATAAAGGTGAACCAATTGTGACTTTCGATATCGTACCAGATGAAGAATTCGGTAGTATGACTATGAATGGGTTCGGTGATTCCCCAGGTAAATCATTCATATTACCCCCGGGAATCAAAATGGATAGATATACAAAAACTGAACTAGAAGGTGTTAAGTTACCACATAAAGGACCATCGTATGCTCGATGTACTGATATAAAATCTTTATATGCTGAAAGTGGTACCCCTCCTACTTAAGCCACCATTCCCTTCTTTTTGAGGACGTTTTTCAGTTCAGCCATGAGTTTAGCGCGTCGAGCGTTTACGACTGGTCGCCGTTGGGGTGGGGGAGGAGGAGGTGGTGGTGGTGGGGGAGGAATACCCGCACGAACCACAGTTGGAGCAACTATAGTTTGACACACTCTGATAACTCTCTGTGCATTTTTCACACTGTTATCAAAGTTCATCCTAATTTTGGTGCGAAGTTCCCTAGCTGTGAGCTTCACACGTTTACCCTTGACAGTTTTGGTGATCCGAAGACCTTGCTTCTTGGCCTTGTTTTTTAATTCAAGATACTGCATATACTCTTGGTTGATATTATAATATAAAGTTATCATTCTTAATTCTATTAATATGTTGGCTGTTGGTCAAACCCCAATTTGTTTTCATAACATTGGAAGACGGCGACGAACCTATCGATCGCGAAAAAAACCATGTATGAAGAAGGTTGACAGGCTCGATTGTGCTATACGTCATAGAAGGTGTCCAGGTTGCCCATTCAATGACTTCTTCAAGCCCGTCACTTATGATGGTAGTATCAATATAAAATCAGATCAAGAAAAGTCTTCAGATCACCCGTCTCAATAAGTCTGGCGTATAACATACCTTCTTGACCGAAATAGAGTGGGTTTAGATTCGCCCTATCAAATACATTTTTAAGTTTAATTTTTAATTTATCTAGATGCATCAACACTTTGGATAATATATCAAAATCTAGGACCTGGACACCCATACGGAATGCGACCTTGTTTACACTATATTCACCCGTATCAGTTTGAACAAGAAATTGTTTTTTTATAAATTCTTCTATTTCGTTTCTTGGGCTAATCCCAATTTGATTTGCAATTTGTGTAATTTCCATTAAATTATCTAAACCCGCTACTAACTTTCTTATAAATTCACGCTTACCTTGTGGGAGTGACATCTTATTGTGTATAAAGATAAAAAACGCACCTAGGGTAAGATGACTGATGTATTTGAATTAAAAATTATGATTAGCAAGGTACTTCTTCCAAGAATTAGAAAACTTGAAGAAGAACTTGCGTCATTACGAAAACATACGTGGCCGTATGTACAGGGAAAAAAAGAATCTCATCAACTTGACGATATCGAGGCGAAGGTGGATTTTCTTAAACATCTCGATGAGGACACAGTAGTTGAATTATTGAGGGCAAAGGTAAAACTTAGTAGAAATAGTGGATTTCTAACAAGAGAATATGATATGATTTCTAATTTACGAAATAATTTTTGTTGAGCTATAGTAAAGATGTTAGGAGACCTCTTCAAAACCTCGGGTGAACCCATGGGTAATAGCCAGTTAGGTTTCACAATTGCATGCTTGCTTTGTTCAGTGATGGGCCTTATGGGTATGATGAAGATACCTGTAAAATCACCACCTATATTAGCGGCTTGTGCTCTTTCGGCATGCTGTTCTTCCAGTCAGACAAGTTCACTTGTAAATGACGTACAGAAACGTGTCAAAAAGAGTCAGGAGACTCCAGCTGAGCAATAAAAATCGTTATTTATAGTAGATGATATATTCAAGTGATGAACCTATGCATATTGGGGCTCTCATATGCCTAATCATATGTATACTTATTACAGGTAGTGGCACCACAACCATTTTACAGATGCCCCTAGTACCACAAACTGGGTTGATGGCAGCTTGTTGTTGTTTGTCTTGCATATCTTCAACAACTACTGTCGCAAAAGATCTACAGAAACGTTAAATTAGAAAAAATCATCAGTCCTGTACATATTTACAGTGAATGAACCAGTCTTTCCCATTACGGTGACTGTTTCATTTCCGTATAGCTCTTGGCATCCAATGTCTTCCATACAGTCTCTCGCATTGTGGGAGACTGACACTGGGTAAAGATTTTCACCTCCGGTGGTGGTGTAGTAATTGTAGCGATCACGGCGACCACGTACCTCCTTACCATATAGGGGGAGAGTCTCATCACCATTCGTGATTAAACCCATCTGTTGCATGTGACCAGGCTTGTATTGTTTGATGGGTGGACCCCTAAATTCGGGTTCTTGGGTGTGACCACGACGAGTGGGTACTGGACGCACTGGCACTGGAACAGCTACTTCTACTGGGACCTCGACAACTTGGGGGTTGTAGAACATGTAGCCTACAGCCGCGACAAGTACAACAACCGTCAATAACAATAATTGAGTTTTTTGCTTGTTCTTCATATACTATAGTTAAGGAAAATCTTTTACATAAAGACATGAAGGTCTTGGCGATCGATATAGGATACCATAATATGGGTTTGGTGTCTGCCGAGTTTGAAGATAGCCCAAAAATTGATGTGAAGTACATGAAAAAGGTAAGTCTCGAGGACTATAAGTATATACACACAAATGACTTTGTTGACCTCATCCCTTTATTTGTTGAAGATCACCAAGATATATTTGATTCAGCTGATAAAATACTTATAGAGAGACAACCACCCGGGGGTTTTACAAATATTGAGATTCTATTAAACTACATGTTCAAAGATAAAGTTACTTTAATTTCACCTGTGAGCATGCATATGCATTTTGGTATGAGACACTTGGATTATGAAGAACGAAAAGAGAGAACCGTACTAATAGCTGAAAAATATCTAGATGATGAGATTCCATATGAAAGAAAACATGATATAGCGGATGCTCTCTGTATGATTGTCTATTTTAACTTCAAAGTTACAACTCATATATTCGACAAGTTTAGATATTTTCCTAAGGTATAGTATATGCCAACAGCTAAACAACTCCAGAACGCAAAGACAAAATTAAAAAAGACTCCTAAATCCAATGGTAACAAACCTGTTATACCTACAGCAGCTCTTCTTCGTTTAATTGCTGCTGACCCCAGGATTCAAAGGAATCGTAATTTTATGAAACAAGTTCAAGAACTCGTCAAGAAGAAGTAGTTTTACCTTTGAGTGTTACTTTTAGTTCATCAAAGAACGTGTCGAAAACACCCAATCTATACTGAACAAATGCCCAAAGTGCGAAAAACATAGTCTTCGTCATCTTATTTACATCATTCTCCTCCATTTTGTAAATTGGACCCACTAACCTGCCCATAAAAGTTTCATCCTTCGATTTACCAGTCATTGCAATCTCCGCTTGGGTTAATGCACATGTATCATCGTTCACCGACCAATGATAAAAAATGAAT